GTGGAGGAGTTGAAAGATGAACAGGTAGCAAGCGAACCCGTAGAGGAAAAGCGCGCAGAACCTGAAACGATAAAAACAGAACCGCGTAACTTTACGCAAAACATTACAAAGATGACTTTAAACGATTTGAAAGGCCAGCGCAACGCAAACTATGAAGAGTTTGTTGCAATTGGCCAAAAGGCGGACTCAGAGGGCCGCGTTATGACAGAAGCAGAACAGGAGCGATGCGATAAGCTCGACAGCCTAATGCAAGATCTTGACGTAAAAATCAAGCACAAAACACGCGAGCAGGAAATGGTGGCACGCATGGCGCAAACAGGAACAGCCGGCGCATCAGAGCAGCGCGAAGTTGAGCGTGTCAATGGTTCTTTCAGCTTGAGCCGTGCAGTAGCTGCCGTTGCAAACGGTCGAAACCTGGAAGGTGCAGAAGCAGAGTGGGCAAGTGAGGCAAGCAAGGAAGCACGAAGCCAAGGCCTGCAAATGGCTGGACAGATTGCAATCCCTTCCATCGCCTTGCGTGCTGGAGCTACTGACGACTTCCAAGCAGGAAGCGGCGACGGTTCTGGATTCGTTCCAACTGTTGTGCCTGCTGCAATCGAAGCACTGCGCGCTCCTACCGTATTGGAAGGACTCGGCACAACAGTAATTCGTAACGCCACAGGCAACTTGCAGTTCCCACGCGTGAGCGCGAAGGCCGCAGGTACAGGAGAAACAGAAGTTTCATCCGATGCAGGTTCAGGCATGGAAATGGATGACGTTACTTTGACTCCACAGCGTGTTGCAGCTAACACCAAGTACAGCAAGCAATTGATTTTGCAGGGCGGTGCAGAGGTGGACGCTTTGATTGCTAACGAGTTGGCCGCAGCTATGAATGCATATGTTGATGACTATGCTTTTGACGCTATTATGGCATCAACTGACGTAGATGTTTACAACACTGCCGACGCTGCTTTGTCTGCAGTAGTTGCAAACGCAATGGAAGCCGCAGTACTTGCAGCAGGTGGAAACCTTGGAAGCGCTTCGTACGTTATGAGTCCACAGGCTTACTTACTTTCTAAGTCATTGGCACAGGTTGCAGACGTAAACGCACTTTGGGAAAATGGCCAGTTCAATATGTACAACGCAGTCGCTACACCTTACTTGGTGAATGACACGCTTGACGCAACTGGAACAGGTGGCCGAATGATTTTCGGTAACTTTGCACAGGGCGGATTGCTCGCGTACTTTGGAGGCATCGACATCTTAATTGATCAATATTCAAACGCGTCAACGGCACAGATTGCATTGCACGTTAATCGTTTCTTTGACTTTGGCATCCGACAAGGCGGCGCATTGAGCCGAGCGGTAAAGCTCTCTTAATTTGGTTGGGTTATAGTTTGGAGAAAGGGGGGCCTCGGCCCCTCTTTTTTTTGTCCGTATTTTAGCCATATGATGACCGTAGAAATAACAGGCACGCCTGACCTTAATAGCATTATAACCGTGGCACAACTCAAAGAACATTTGAGGGTGGATCACACGGACGAAGACACGCTAATCGAAGCCTATCGAGATGCAGCGATTGCGTGGATTGAAGACTATTGCAATACGCGCCTTGGCGATGTTACCGCCGTGGGATATATTGATTTCTTTTACAACGTCCGTCTGCCTATTGGCCCGGTCAACTCCATCACCTCGGTGCAGTACACGGACACAGCCAACACCACGCAGACACTGGCCGCTGCTAAGTGGTGGGCCGATATAAAAACCAAAGCCGCGCGGATCACATTTGACAACGTGCCCGATCTTTATGACGACACTTTTAACGCGGTGCAGGTGAATATGAATGTAGGATACCCCGAGGCCGATATACCAAAGCCGTTTATTACTGCCATTCGTTGGATGGTGGCGCACCTATACGAGCAGCGCCAGCCAGTTGTAACGGGTACAATTGCGACCACCTTACCGCTTGGCTTGTATGCTATCCTGAACCCTTACCGCGTTATCACTTCAGTATGAGGATCGGGCAAAGCGATAGACGAATAGAGGTGCAGAGCTACACCACCAGCGCCAACGCGTACGGCGAGCGCGTGCCGTCATGGTCAACCTTGGTAACGGTATGGGCTGAACTGATGAAGGCCGGCGAAGGTATGGCGGAAAAAATTACAGGGGATCAGGATATGCCGGTGCAACGGCTACGGTTTAAGATACGGAGCAGCACGGACACGCGGGCGATTAATCCAGCGGACCGCGTGATATACAACAGCAACACGTACACAATCCAAGGCATCGAGGAAGTTGGCCGCAACGATCAGCTTATTTTACTTTGCGAAATAACCGGAACACATGGCACGGGGATCACTTGAGGCCAAAGGTAGCGGCGTAGGCTTTGAAGGAATCGGCGCAGACATTAAGCCGCTGCTGAAACAATTCGAACAGCTGCGCAAACAGGTCAGCGACCCCGATGTACAGAAGCGCATCCACCGCGCTGTTGGCAAGATTTACAAAGAGGAGATGTTAAACAATATCGTAGACGCAAAGGAAACGATTAGAATCCGCAGAGGTGGCAAAGGTGGCTTTGATATTAAGGCAGGGACGCTAAGGCGATCCGTAAAGGTTTGGCAGATTTCAAAGCAACACAGCACGTTTTGGGTTGGGCCACGTGTAGGAAGGAAAGCGCCAAAAGACGCGGACGGATGGTTTGCCAACATAGTCGAAGGTGATGACCAGTTTATAAAAGGTAACAACCGAAACAAAGGCGTCTTTGCTCGGTCCATTGCAAACAAGCGCACAGAAGCATTTGAGAAGATGCGTAAAAAGTATAAATTTCAGATTGATAAAGTCGCACGAAACAAAGGGAACAAATGAATGCAGGAATAGCAGCGTACGTAATACTGACGCAGAACACAGACGTCACGGATATCGTTGGCGTCAACATATTTCCCGAGGTTGCAGAGCAGGAAACAGCCACGCCGTTCATCGTTTACCAACTGTTGAGCGTAGCGCCTGAGGATACGCACGACGGGCCGAGTAAGCTCGACGAAGTACGCTTTGAATTCCTGTGCTATGCCGATAGCTATGCTTTAGCCGCTGATCTCGGCAGCAAGGTACGCGGCGCACTAGATCGCGTCAGCGGCACATACAACGGCGTGAATGTTGAGAGCATTCAATTTAATGACGTCGACATTGACACGATCGACGCCCCGCGCCGCTTCGCGCAAGTGCTTACGTTTACTTTTCGGATTAAGCGCGATAACGTAGAGATTGCACAGGGCACACCGGTCACAGGTGCAAAGCTCGGCGATCTGTACGACGTGGACACCACAGGCGTAACGGATGGGCAGGTGATTGCCTACGATGCAGCAGCGCAGGAATGGCAACCAGCAGACGACGCGGGCGGCGTTACGGAGTTGGGGCAGTTGGACGACGTGCAATTTGGGCAGGGCGGCCCCGAAACGGGCGAGCTATTGAAGTACGACGGCAGCGAATGGACGAACGACAGCCTAGTAAAAAGTGAGATAGGCCTGGGCAACGTCGACAATACCAGCGACGCAAATAAACCCGTCAGCACGGCCACGCAAACAGAACTAAACGCCAAAGCGAACAGCGCCGACTTCAGCAACGTAGACAATACAAGCGACGCGGATAAACCAATAAGCACGGCAACACAAACGGCACTAAACGCAAAGGCTGATACTAGCGCCGTGCCTACGGATTTAAACGACCTTAGCGACGTGAGCATAGTGGGCACGCCGTCAGGCAATCAGGCGCTAATTTATGACGCTACAGCGGGCGCATTTAAATCGCAGGTGAGTTACACCAACCGTTTCGAAGATGAGGTTGAAACGGGGAAAGATATGCCGACGATATTTGCAGAACGCGCCTATAGTGTCAAGAGCGAGGGCGACGGCATTTTTATAGACCCGGAAAGCGACACGCCAGCAGCGGGCAAGGTAATTAAAAGAAAGATTTACCACAAAACGGGATTCATTACGGATGCGGATGTAATCGGTGATTACACGTTAATCCACACCTTTGCAGACGACACAGCTTACGCGGATACCGTGGCGACATTTGAAGGCTTCGAAGACGGCGCAACGTATGGCGTGCCGCCGTTCACTTTGCTGCAAACGTGGGAGGAGGTAGACGAAGCTAATTTATTACTGGACACGTACACGGGCGCGGCTGCTGCATACTCACTGCGCAAGCTGCGCACGCTTTACACAGGCGACGCGGTAGAAGTTTACAACGGGAGCAGCTACGCAGATATAGGTTTTTCAGATGACGAATTGGATACGGTCGCACTGGCAGCGCATTGCGGGTCGAATGATGGGTTTGTATCGAAGTGGTATTGTCAGAGTGGAAACGGAAACGACGCGGTGCAAACCACGACGGCGAACATGCCAAAGATTTACGACGGGACGACGGGCGTGGTGACGGAGAACGGAAAGCCTGCGGTTGAGTTTGACGGGTCAAATGACCTTTTGCAAAATTTAAACATTGGAACAAATCAAGTTGCCGAAACCACAATTTTTTCAGTATTTCATAAAATATCAGGAGAAGGCGGTGTAGTGAATTGGTCAGGGAGTAACTCTCTCGTGAACACAATAAGGTACACAGCAACCCTATCAGGCTATCGATTTGGCTGGAGTTCTTCGTCTGTAGGAACGGACACGGGCGCTCAATTATTGTTCACGGGGCAACAAGACGGAGCAAACGGCATTATGAACATCGACGGCACTTCACAAGGCACGTTTACAGTGGATACAAACAGATATTGGGATAAGACAATTTACATGGGTAAACCGCCTTGGTTGTCAACTCCACAAATGAAAATGTCTGAATTTGTTATGTATTGGAGCGTAAATTCTGCAAGCGAAATTGCAGGAATTGAAACGAACATCAACACGTTCTACAACATATACTCATGAACGGCTACATTATAGTCCTACCAACGGACACGCAAACAAGCGAGCGCAGAGCGTACCAAATCACGCGCGAACTTTACAACATCTCCCGTCCCGTTTTGATACAGGCGGAAGGCGAAGCGGCTTCGACCGTGTTCGGGATTATCGTACACCCTGACGGAGTACAGAACGCTTTGCAGGTTGATACCGATTATCTTATCAACGTACACCCAGCGGCAACGCTTGAACGCCTCGTTGCGTGTTTTCCTGAGCTGTCGAATGATGAGCGGTACGGACTCAGCAGCTACGTGCAGGTAAACCAAAAGT